GCCCTGCAGTACCGCGTCACCGGCCAGCAGTCCATTGTTGACCGGCAGACCAGCATTCTGGAACGCATCGAGGGGATGTTGGACGAGCATTTGCCCGACATCGGCAAGGGCCAGGTGGTCATGGACTCCGGTGAACTGGTGGGCGTGCTGTCGCCCCGCATGGCGACCAACGTAGATGCACGCATCGGCGTGACAGTGGAACGGAAAGCGAGGGGTGTGTAGTGGCAAAGCTTCTGGGGGCAAAAATCGGCAATTTTCACACCCTGACAGATTGGGGGCTGTACCTCAAGGTAGGCAGCCCTAAAATCGGCGCGGCAGAACCGGAAGAATACCTTGTACAGGTCACCGGTGCTGATTCGCTGCTGAACCTGACCACATGGGACGACGGCAAGGTGCACTATAAAAAGCGCACCATCACCATGGAGCTGCTCTGCAACGCGCCAAAAAGCAAGTGGCCTTACATCGAAAGCACCATTGCCAATGCCATTCATGGCAAGTGGCTACAGTGCCGCTTTGATGAAGACCCGGCGTGGTACTGGGAAGGGCTTTGGAAAGTCACACCATCCCGCGACCGGCTTTCCAGCACCTTTACCATCACCGGCACCTGCAACCCCTTCAAGCGCAGCGTCTACGATGGCACCAACGACTGGCTGTGGGACGATTTCAACTTTGAGCATGATATTGTGCGCAACTACACGGATATCCCACTCAAGGCAAACAAGGACGTTCAAGTGTCCATAACCGGTGCGCCCCGTGCGGCAGGAATCTACTTCAAGCGCAGCGAGAACGCCGCCGACATCGCGGTCTCCCTCAACGGCTTCGAGGTGGGCATCCTTGCCAAGTCTACCGAGTGGCAGTACATCGAAGGCCTGCACATGCCGGACGGCGTGGTGGGTACGCTGGTATTTGCCGCTTCGGCAGACTGCAGCATCAGCATCAAGTATTTGGGGGCAAGCCTATGAGCTATAAAGTTTATGCTGGCGTGCAGACGGATGTAGACACATGGGAAACTAAGGTCTGTATCCACGATATCAGCGATACCACCGACACGAAAAAGCTCATCAGCCCCACGCTGACCCGCGAAGTGGGTAAAGCTGGCTCTTTTGAGTTTACCATGCCGCTGGGCAATGTGGCACACTCTGCGCTGCAAAAGCTGCGCACTACGGTGGAGGTGGAGCAGGACGGCGTTTCCATCTGGCAGGGCCGTCCTATGAGCCATGAGCAGGATTTTTTGATGCGTCAGAAAATCTACTGCGAAGGGGAGCTTGCGTATCTGAATGACAGCGGCATTGCGCCGTACGCTGCAAAAAATGTGAGCTTTTCGCAATTTCTGGAATGGATCTGCGATAACCACAACGCGCAGGTTGACGCTTACAAGGCGTTTGCTCCCGGAAAAGTCGAGATGGACATTCCCATGATCGTGCCCTATGTAGACGGCATCAAAGTCGTGCAGGTGGGTTACAGTTACGATTCTGATGATGGAGATTACATTTACCATTGGGGAATTGTAGACCCCGTGGATGGAAAGACGAATATTTTCTATGAGCAAACAGAGAGCGACAAAGCTTCCTGCCTGAGCTGGAAAATCGGTGAAGAGCACATTGCGAACGGTCGCATTATTTCACGGATTGGAAGCAACAATTTCCGCGTGCGTCTGTTTGCAGCCTATGTAAAGGGCAAAACGTACGCTGCAAAGGTCGAAGTGAAAAAAGCCGAAATCGTCTGCGGTACTTGCAACAAGAATTTTGGCACGTACTCCATTTATAACGTTGAGCAGGCATCTGAATCCAAGACCTTTAAGATCACCGAGCAAAACGGGAAATACAACCTTGCTATCAACGGCAAGACTGATTCTCGCTTTTTGTTTGATGTCAAGGAACCTACATACAGCTTTGGCGATGGAAAAAACTATGGCGTTACATGGGACATCTTGCAGAGTGAGCTGGTGGAAAAGTACGGCGGATATCTGGTGCTGCGCCATGCAGAAGATCATGACGGAAAACCGCGCCGGTATCTGGACTATCTGCAGGCAATCACCGATAAAAACAGCCAGACGGTGGCTTTTGGAACCAACTTGCTGGATTTGACCAACTACGTCAAAGCAGAGGATATCTACACGCGGGTGATCGCGGTAGGTGCCAGAAAAAAATCGTGGCTTGTTTTTTCATGGGGAGAAACCATTACAGAAACCGCAAACGATCTGGCTGCGCAAAAGCTTTTTGGCATCATCACAAAAGTGATCTTTATTGAAGGCATCGAAAGCACGCCGCAGTCTTTGCTGGATGCGGCAGAGGAAGAACTCGCCAAAAATCTGCGCTATCTGAACGGCATGACGGTCAAAGCGGTCGATCTGAAAGACGCTGATATTGATGTCAGCCGTATTGCGGTTGGAAAGCAAACGCACATTTTCTCTGCACCGCATGGTGTAGATACCTGGTTGCTGTGCTCCAAGCTTGTTGAGCCGTTGGATTCGCCGGATAAAAAGGAGTTTACATTTGGCACTGAGTTTTCCAGCATCAGCGACCTGCAGGCTTTGAGTGCACGCAAAGCGTCCGATGCTTACGATTTGAGTCGATCGCTCAAAGGGTACATGTCAGGCTAATGAGACAGGAGGTGTTTTATGGATAAAACTTTTGATGAAGCCATTGCGGGAATCCGTAAGGCTGAGCGCGGCGTGGAAGTCCGTGAGGACATCGCACAGGGCATGGAGTACGTCAAGCAGTACGCCGAGGAAGTGACAGGCCAGCAGCAGGCTACTTTGCAAGCCGCTCAGACCGCTGCCGGAGCGGCCAGCACCGCGACGGAAAAAGCCGCAGCAGCCGAAGGGAGCGAAAGCGCCGCCCGGACCTCCGCCGCCGACGCATCCCAAAGCGCACAGTCAGCGTCCGCAGACGCAAAGAGCGCGGGAAGCTCTGCCGCTTCTGCCAAAGCTGAAGCGGACAGGGCTGCGGCCATCGTGAGCACCGACAAGACGCTATCTGTTGAGGGCGCTCCGGCTGACGCAAAGGCTGTTGGCGAAGCGATGAAAGGCGTGATAAGCGCAGACGCTGTAAAGACCTTGATTGCAGATGCTCTGGCAGAAGACCACGCGAAAATCAAATTTTGGGTTTCGGAAGACCCCACCAGCCCTGCCGCCCTGTTTGGCGGAACATGGGAGCAGATCGCATCCGACCGCGTGCTGATGGGTGCCAGCAGAAGCCACGCAGCGGGCACCACCGTGGAGGCCGGACTGCCGAACATCACGGGTAGCTTAATAGAAGCAAAAGTAGGTGGCTCCCCGTTCCGTGGTTCAAAAGCAAGTTTGTCGAAATCGGGAGCTTTAAAATTCACAGAAGTTAATACTGCTTGGGGTGGTTACTATGGCATGGACGGTTCGGCGTACAATATTGAATTTGACGCTTCCAGCTCAAACCCTATCTATGGCCGCAGCAACACCGTGCAGCCCGCCGCCTACTATGTGCACATCTGGCGGCGCGTGGCCTGAGAAAGGAGGCTTTGAACCATGAAGATCATTGACGAGAACGGCGCAGCCATTGAGACCCCTGACCTGATGCTTGGGTATCTGGTGGACGACACCGAACCAGTGGAGCACCCCGCCGTGGAAGGCGTGGAGGAAGTGAGCCACTACGAGACCGTAACGGAGTATCCCGGCGGCGGCAGGGATGTGCGGAAGGTCATCGACGTGCCGGGCGTTCCTGCGCAGGCCGCATGGACCGAACAGGTGCCGGTGCAGAGATACATCCGCTATACGGAAGAAGAATTGGCCGCGCAGGAAGAAGCGCGCAAGAAGGCCGAAGCCTGGGAGAAGCTGCCGGAGACGGTGGCGGCACTGCAAAAAGAAAACGAGATGTTGAAACAGTGCTTGCTTGAAATGAGCGAGATTGTTTATGCATAAAATCACACAAAGAATCGAAAGGATGGTATTTATGATGGCAATGTTGTGGGCACAGGAAATCATGTCTGCTGAGACTGTCGAGGAGGCAAAGGCGCTGTATGGGCGCTGCCCCCGCTTGCTGAAGGAGAAGGCCAAGGCGATTCTTATCAAGAGCGGCTTTGAGGAGATCGTACAGGAGGAGTAAGCGATGGAAAAACTTTTGGAATTTCTGGCATGGCTGGTGAAGTTGCTCTTTGGCAGGGACAGCGAAAGTCCTGTGCCGGAAACGCCCAGAGAGACTCCCGTTGAGGAGACCGTCACCGGATGGGAGGGCGACCCGCCATACCGGTACATCGACGTGAGCCGCTATCAGGGTGCGATCGACTGGGCGCAGGTGGCAGCGGCTGGCTATAAGGGAGCGATGCTCAAGACCGTGAGCACCAACCACAAGCTCTCCAAGCGGGCGGACGGTCTGTACATCGACCCCACCTTTGAGACCAACTACCGCAACGCCAAAGCGGCTGGGCTGGACGTGGGCGTATATTACTACACCTACGCCACCAATAAGGACATGGTCAACGCAGAGCTCTCCCTGCTGCGGCAGGCGGTGTACGGCAAGGAGTTAACCCTTCCGGTGGCAGTGGACGTGGAGGACAACAAGCTGGGCAAGCTGGACAAGCAGAGCCTGACTGACCTGACTGCCTACGCCCTGCACGAAGTGGAACAGCTGGGCTTTTACGCCCAATTGTACACCTACACCAGCTTTGCAAAGGCGCGTCTCTTTGTGGGCGGTGCGGCTCTGCATCCTTATGACGTATGGCTTGCTGACTACACCGGCAAAACGCCCAATGTGACGTTTAACTACAACGCCCACCAGCACACCAGCAAGGGTGCTGTTCCGGGCATCTCCGGCAACGTAGACCTCAATGTGACCACCCTCAACTACCCCCGTATCATCCGCAAGAAGGGTCTGACCCGTCTCCGGGAGGGTAAATGACTGAAAAAGAAGCTTTGCTTTGGGTGCTTGGCATCCTGGGTAGCCTGTGCGCCGCTGCTATTACGATTGATAAGGTACTGGAAATCATTCATAAGTACATCAAAAAGGCGCAGGCCCCCGACGATGCGCAGAACAAGCGCATTGACACCATTGAAAAGCGACTGGCTGCGGTAGAAACCGTTTCCACGCAGCACACCGCGGCCCTTAGACGCGACTTGACGCGCTTTGACGGAATCGATGAAGAAATGCGTCTCGTGCTTGTTGGCGTGCAGAACCTTTTGGACGCACAGCTGTCCGGCAACAATCGCGAAGGTATGCAAAAAAGCAAATCCGATATTAACAACTACCTACTGAAAGGAGTAACAAATCATGGAAGCAATGTTTAACTTTATCCCCGCACCCATCGCACTGGTACTGATGTTCATCGGCTTTGCCGCGCTGGCCGTTGGTGCTATCCGGCTTGGCTACAAGCAGTACGTTAAGCGCTGGGCACTAGAGCTTGTAACCATCGCTGAGGATAGCATCATGGGCAGCGGTCAGGGCGCAAAGAAAAAGGCGCAGGTATTTGCCGCGCTGCGCGGCGCACTGCCGGACTGGCTGAAGCCTTTCATCACGGATGAAGTACTGGACAGTGTTATCGAAAAGGCCGTCAGCATGATGAAGAAGGCACTGGCAGAAAAGAAGCCTACCATCAACAAGGAGTAAAGCATGATCGAGCAAAGCGTATCTCTCGCACCCAATGGCGTCGTCAAAGTGCCGGGCTATGAGCAGCTGGTGCGCTTTGGCTACACCAAGAACCGGAGCGTGTACCGCCTGCACGTCGATACCACCGGCGAGTGGAAAGGCATGACCATCCGGGCTTTCTGGCACGTGCCGGACGGCAAAGACCCGGCATCCTCGCTGGTGGTGGACGGCTATGTGGCCGTGCCCGCCAGCGTGACCGCACAGCCCGGAAATGGGTGCATCACCTTTGAGGGTAGTGATGGCACAAAGACCGTCACCAGCGCAGACCTTCGTTACCGGGTGGCCGCAAACTCCGGCACAGAGGACGGCACTGCACCGGAACCGGGCACTCCTGCATGGCAGCAGCTGGTGGATGCCGTGCGCACCGATGCCACCGCCGCAGAGCAAGCCAAGACTGATGCACAGACGGCCGCCAGAGAAGCCGACACCAGTGCGGGCAATGCAGACCAGAGCGCTCAGGAAGCCGCTGACAGCCTGCAGGAGCTGAAGAACGGCATTGCAAGCGGTGACTTCAAAGGCGAGAAGGGTGACAAGGGTGACACTGGCCCCATCGGCCCGGTCGGCCCGCAGGGCATTCAGGGCGAGCGTGGCCCGCAGGGTGCACAGGGGCCGCAGGGCGAAAAGGGTGAGACCGGCCCGCAAGGACCTAAAGGCGAGACCGGCCCTGCCGTAGCACTGGACACCACCCTCACTCACGAGGGCAAAGCCGCTGACGCAAAAGCCACAGGTGACGCGATCAGCGCAATCAAGTCCCGGCAGAACATCCTTATCGGCACGGAGACAGGCAACCCGCTCAGCGTTGACGACGCTTTCTCTGCGCCCCTGTGTGGCCTGACCGTGTACGGTCGGAGCACGCAGGACGGCACACCCACGCCGGATGCACCTGTGCCTATCGTGAGCGCAGGCGACGGCGGGAGCGTGGCGGTGACCTTGAGCGATGGAAACGGCAAAACGCAAACTCTCACGCTTCCCACACCCAACGGATTACCCGGCATCCCTGTCACCTCTGGCGGTAACTACACTGACCCGCAGGGTCAGCAGTGGGTGTGCGACGAGGTGGACTTGGAAAGGGGTATGAAGGTGCAGAGGGTAAAAGTTCTGAATTTGCTTGATGCTAACGGGTTTGACAACAACGGAACATGGCACATCAATGCAAAGACTTATTTTGGCGCTGGCACTTCGTACATCCCAATGGTATGGTATGACAGTATTACTAAATGCTTGTGCACCACGTTTCCTGTGCAAATGACTAGCTATTCCACAGGCTCAAATGCCGATTTGTCTTTGTACTATAGTGAAACGGGTGACGTGATTTCTTTGAAATCTGCTCTTTTTGAGCCTAAAGGGCAATCTGCTACACTTAATGAAGCCAAGGCTTGGTTTACAACGCACCCGACCTATCTATATGTTCCAATTGAACCCATCGAAACTCCGCTCACCCCTGACGAAATTGCCGCCTACAAAGCCCTCACAGCTTACGGCCCTGACACGGTGGTGCAGGCTGGTGACGGTGTTGGGGTTAAGCTGGAGTATCAGAGGGACGTGAACATCGCAATTAAACGCATTGAGGACGCAATCGCGTCCATGACCTAAGGAGGTACATATGGCAATCAAAAGTAAAGCCCGGCATGACCTGACACTACGCTCCATCAAGCGGGAGATCGCCGCAGGACGTGATGTGGCATACTGGCTGGACAGAGCATACGTCCATCTGGACAGCGGCCTGCTGACAGAGGACGATATTGCAGAGGTGGAAGCCCTCGCGCAGGCGTACTATGATGCGCTGGACGCTAAGGATGCGGCAAACGCTGAGGAGATCACGCAGTAAGGAGACAAAAAATGTTTTGTTATCACTACATCAAAGTCATTGCTAATTCCGAAAACATGAGTACGAAAGAAATCACTTCTGTTCTGCAAAAATACTTTGCAAAACAGAACGATGGTTTTTACCTCGAAATCGACTTGGATGACCATGCCGCTGATTTCGATGGCAGCCGAAAATGGCTCAAGCGGTTGGAAGGAAATATTTTGTGGCTAAATGAAGAATACGTTGCGCTCAGCGGCGTGCAACAAAACAACCCGGACGATAGCTTTATCGTCAAAATTTCCGAAATTCGTTATCTCATTGTTCACAATAAGGAGTGATATCATGGCAAGCACTACATACGAACCGCTTAACCCGTGGAGATGCTCAAAAAGCATTATCCAGACAAATTCTGACCGCGCTGGAACAGACATTTGTACAGGTTACCATATCGACAATGTCAACAAACTGGTGACGTTTTGTCACCAGTTTGCCGTGCTTGGCAATATGGTACGCAACGCCGGGCAGCTGCCGCAGCCCTTCTGGCTCGGTGCTGCCTGTGGCGGCGGCTCGCATAGTCTTTCCGCCAGCGTTGCAAGGACTTAATGCAGAACAGATAAAAGCTGTGATAAAACGTGCGCCGCTTGGGAGGTATGACCGGAAAATCGCCCGGTTGCGGTACGTTGACCAGCTATGCCAAGTTGATATTGCAGCGCGTGTGCCGTATTGTCGGACATCAATCGGCAATAGGCTGAAAATTATTGATGAAAAGCTAGACGAAAGGAGCTCACCGTGAACCTCGAAAATGTTCCGACCGCCAATCTTATTACAGAGCTTCGCAAACGCGAGGGCGTGGAAACGACCGTTGTCGAGCCCTATAAGGACGCAGCGGTCAACGTCAACGGCCCTGCGCTGGTTCTTGTCGTGACGGATTGATTGTGGTATAATAACATCAACAAATCCACCCGGCCTCTCGAAGAAGCGCATTAGGGTGGATATTTGATACAGTCTCCCGCTCGCCTACTTGCAGTGCGTACCATGCGGGAGACGCCTTTAGACTTGAAAGGCTACGGCCTTTGTAGAGAGCGGCATTGCCTGTGGGCGGTTCTGCTCTTGATTTTTTGCAAGTAAAACGTTCAAACTTTCTATTTTGCATCATTTTATATAAGTATATTTATATCTTTAAGCGCTCATGCGGATTTTTCCGTGTGGGCGCTTTTCTTTTTTGTCCTTCGTTGGTTGTTCGCTGTCTCTCCCTGCGGTTTAAAAAAGTACACTGGGCACAAAGGGAGGGGGCACCATGTGGCACAGGTTCAACCCGAACCCGCGCGGGAGCAGCGTCGGGGACTGCGTAGTGCGGGCGGTAGCTGCGGCCACCGGCCGGAACTGGGAGCAGGCGTATATTGCGCTGGCGCTCACCGGCTACGCCCTCGGCGATATGCCCAGCGCTAATCGCACATGGGGCGCATACCTCCAAAAACAGGGTTACAAGCGCCGTTTGGTGGAGGCAGACTGCACCACCTGTTACACCGTGGCAGATTTTGCCCGGGAGTACCCGCACGGCGTGTACGTACTTGGCTGCTCCGGCCACGTTCTGACCGTCATCGACGGCGAGTGGTGGGACAGCTGGGACAGCGGCGCAGAATGCCCGATCTACTACTGGTATAAGGAGGAAAACGATGCCGATTTATAACGGATACCCGCAAGTGTTTTACCCGCAACAGCCGCAAGGGCAGCTTGAAACGCTCAGGGCAGCACAGTACCAGCCCCAGCCCGTCATAATGCCGACAATGCAGGGGCAGGCCGCACCGACTGACAGCGGCTTTATCTGGGTACAGGGCGAAGCGGCAGCCCGCGGCTATCTGGTCGCCAACGGAAGCCGGGTGCTTTTACTGGATGCCGATTCCGATACCTTTTACATCAAAGAAGTGGGGCAGGACGGCAGGCCGTTCCCTCTCCGCATCTACGACTACAAAGAACGCACCAGCGGCCCCAAAGCGTCGATCGCTGCCACGCAAGCCGCAGGCGGGGAGTATGTCACCCGCAAGGAGTTCGACGCGCTGGCGGCAAAGCTGGCGGCGTTGGAGAAGCAGAAAGCACCAGAGCCGGAAAAGGAGAGCTAAACGATGAGCAGCAGCTTGTATAATTCGATGGGCCGACAGACCCAGAGCCCCATTGGTGGGCAGTTTCAGCAGTTTATGGGCCAGATGCAGGGCAAGAACCCGCAGGAGATGATAAACCAGATGCTTACCTCCGGCCAGCTCTCTCAGCAGCAGCTCAACGCCATCCAGCAGCGGGCACAGCAGATCGCGCCGATGCTCAACGGCATGAAAAATATGTTTGGATTCTGAAATGCGGCCGCATTTAGAATAAATTTCAAAATCTAACGTAAAGGAGTAAAACTATGTCTCTTTCTTCTGATAGCACGGTTCTGACCATGCCGGTACAGCCCGCCAACGGCTACAGCAACGGCTTCAACGGCTGGGGCGGCGACTGGATGGGCTGGATCGTCCTCTTCCTGATCTTCGGTATGTTCGGCTGGGGCGGCATGGGCGGCTTTGGCTGGGGCGGCGGCATGGGCGGCGCTTCACCTTATATGACCAGCGCAGTGACCCAGGCAGACCTGCAGCGCGGCTTCGACAACCAGAGCGTCATGAACAAACTGAACGGGCTGGAAAGCGGCCTGTGTGATGGCTTCTATGCCATGAACACCGGGATGCTTCAGGGTTTCAACGGCGTGCAGCAGGGCCTGAACGGCGTTACCAACGCCATGCAGCAGGGCTTCAACAGCACCAACGTTTCGCTGATGCAGGGGCAGAATGCTCTGGCTACACAGCTGGCAGACTGCTGCTGCAAGACCCAGACCGCGATCCAGGGAGTCAACTACAATCTGGCCACGCAGGAGTGCGACACCCGGAACCAGATGCAGCAGGGCTTCTGCGCAACGCAGAACACCATGAACAACAACACCCGGGACATCATCGAGAATCAGAACAGCAACACCCGCGCGGTGCTCGACTTCCTGACCAACGATAAGATCGCCACCCTGCAGAGCGAGAACAACGAGCTGCGCCGGGCTGCTTCTCAGGATCGCCAGAGCGCGTTCCTGACCACCGCGATGAACGCGCAGACCAACCAGATCATCGGGACTCTGCAGCAGAAAGCTCCCGTGCCTGCCTATCAGGTGCCCAACCCCAACGCCATTTACTATGGCTGTGGGACCGGCTGCGGCAGCTGCGCATAACCGAATCACGGCAACTGACTGCGAATTGTAGTCTGTTCAGCCCCTGAGCTGATTTTGCAAACCAGAGCGCCGGGGCAAAAGTCCCGGCGTTTTTCTATGAAAGGAGCCGATAAAATGGCTGAATTTAGCAACTCCAACACCGTCATCGTGGCGGCGGGTGAAAACCTTCCCCTGACCGAGACCGCGGTGAAAGCCCCTGCCTGCATCATGCACCGTGAGGGCAGCGGCCTCGTGACCCTGCGAGGTCTGACCAATCAATGCAAAGCGCGCTTCAAGGTAAGCTTTGGCGGAAATATCGCCATTCCCACCGGAGGCACTGTGGGACCCATTTCCGTTGCGCTGGCCGTCGGCGGTGAGTCGCTGACCAGCGCGACAGCCATTGTCACCCCGGCGGCAGTCGAAAATTACTTCAACGTTTTCGTGGCTGCGTTCATCGAGGTGCCGCGTGGCTGCTGCGTGACCGTGGCGGTTAAAAACACCAGTACGCAGGCAGTCAGCATTGCAAACAGCAATCTGATCGTTGAGCGGGTAGCATAAGAAAGGAGATAAAGTCATGCTGGATAAATTGAATCATCTGAAGGATGAGATGTGCGACGAGCTCATGGAGCTGACTGACAAAAAGAACCGTTCCCCGGGTGATATCGAGATGATCGGCGAGATCGTGGATATCATTCTGGACATCCACCGCATCGAGGACTACTGCGAGGGCGGCGATTACAGCCGTGCGGGCGAGTGGGAAGCTGACATGCGCGGGACTTTTGGCCACGATGCCGGGAACGGTTACAACCGGGGCAACAGCTACGCCAACCGTGGCCGTCACTATGTGCGCGGGCACTACTCCCGCACGGATGGCCGTGAGCGCATGATCTCTGACATCGAGGATATGATGCAGGAAGCCACCGGCGCGGAGCGAGACGCATACAAGCGGGCCGCTGACATCTTGCGCAACGCATAAGAAAGGGGGCGGCAGGCATGGACATTGACGAGATCAACACCCATATTCACAAGTTGAAATGCGGTTCAACGGACTGGCAGAGCGTGGAAAAGCTTGCCGCCCTCTGCACTGTGCGGGACGAGCTGGAAGAAGCGCACGCACCTGAAACGCAGACCCAGGCATTGTCGCCCACGGATTACCGGGCGGCGTACTCCACAGCAGCGGAACCACAAAGCGACTTTGTGGCGGCTGCCAGCTCTGTTCCTTTCGGCGGTCTGATGCAGGTTCTTGACGAGCACATGAACGCAATAAAGCTTGCATATCCGAAAGAGTATGAGCTGGTCATGCGGAAGATAAGCGACTTGTAAAAAGACATAAAATGTGCTATTTTTACATAAGCTTTAGCGTTTGGGCACGAGGCACATAGTCTAACAATAAGCCAACAAATAAATAATTATTTACATTAATACGTCAAATAAACTTGATTTGTAATCAGTGGGTTGCAGGTTCAACTCCTGTCACCAGCTCCAAAAATAAACGCACGAACGATAAAAACAAACCGTCCGTGCGTTTTTCTTTTTGCTTGAAACGACTTAAAATCTCCTGAATGAACGTGATAATCTAACAAACAGTCTAACAAATCAGTATTTCATCTTCTGCATTTCCCGCAACAAATAGGCTGGGTCGTTGTGGGACACGTACTTGTTGGCCGTGGTTGAGAAATTTTTGTGACCCAAGATGGCCTGCACGGCGGTCTTTTCCAGACCACACTCCACCATTTTACTGCTGGCCGTGTGACGCAGGGTGTGTGGATGCACACCCTCTATATTGCACTCCTGCATCAGGGCTCGGAATTTTGTAGCCACATTGCGTTTGTCCAGCTTTGTGCCGGCCTTGGATGGTATCAGCCATTCGCACCCGCTGTTCAGCATCCAAAAAGCTACCGTCTTGTAAATCGGCTCAAGAATCGGGATAATGCGGTTTTTGCCTGCCTCGGTCTTTTCGCCGCCCTGCATATAGTGTTCCTTCAGATGCACGTCCTCACAGCGCATAGAGAGCAGTTCATCAATGCGCATACCGGTGTACAGCAGCACCATGGCGATCTGAGCCGTCTGCCCGAATTTTGGGTCATTCTGGTAGATGCTGATCCGCTCTATCTCGGCCGCAGTCAGAGTGCGCTCCGCTTTTCCTGTAACCGCCGGGAGCTGCAGCAGCATGGCATAATTTTTGTTTATGATGTCCTGCGCCATTGCCCACTCGCAGATCTGGCTAAAAAGCGTGCGCTGCTTTTCGCAGGAGCTTCGGGAGAGCCCCTTTTCCACCATTGCGTCAATGACCTGTTGATAATCTGCCGCTTTTAAGTCCCGCAATTGTCGGTCGTATAGCGGAGCAGCCTTTGCATAGGCTAGCTCGTACCCTTTTTGCATGTCCGTGCTGAGCTTGTCAAATTTGGGCTGTGCTTTCCATTGGGTATAGGCATCTGCAAAAGTGCATTTCAGACGCGCTGCGGGGGTGTTCTGGGCGTTGTAAGCGTCCAGCGCTTGTACTGCTTCGCCTGCTGTTTCAAACGTGCCCAGAACGTCCCTTTTGGCTGTCAGGGCCACATACGGTCTTGCCCGCGTCCCGCTCAGTTTATACACGCTGCCGCTGCCCTTTGGACGGCGGCGCTTTTTTCTTTGCTGCGGGGCGGCCTCCGGCTGCTTCTTCCCGCACCACGGACAAAAAGAAGCACCATCCGGGATCTCCTTCCGGCAACATGGCCTTACGCATTTCATAGCTTACTCCTTTTTTCGCCCGATGTAACTCTGCGCGCCTTTTTCCGAAGCTTCACGCCCGGCCTTGTAATTTACCTTCAAATCGTCTATTGGCGGCTGTGGGTCGTCCGGGCAGGGGTCTAATCCCATGTTCTGGGCAAAATTGTATTGGTTGATGATGATTCCGCACACGCTGACCCGGTTGTTGAGTGGGCAGTGCAGGTTGGCGGCTACCTCGGAGATCACAGCAGGCGGGCTGCTGCCGTGACTGCCTTTCAGTATGAAGAGAAGCAGCCTTTTTGTCAGTGGCGGCAGGCTTACCACGAGACGGCGCAACTCCGCGTTTAGCTCATCGTCCGCCTTTCCGTCATCCGGCACTTTGTACAGATCCGGGTGGGTCATCTCCATGAACACTGTGATGGGCGACACGCCACACGCCGTGCACCAGTCCATGATCTCGTCACTGTCCGGGCTGGTGCATCCTTTTTCCCAGCTCTGCACGGTGCGCTCTCCTTTTTCGATGCGCCTTGCAATCTCCGCTTGGCTCAGGCCAGCAGACACCCGCGTTTTTGCAAGTGCCTTTCCGATTTGGCTCGCTGTAAAATAACTCATACTTTCACCCCCATAAAACCAGTGTGTTTTTAACAAAAAATGGCGCAGACTTTTTCTGCGCCATTCGACAAATTTTATCCGTATTTTGTTTTCCAACGGCGCATGGTAAAATCTGGATTATAAATCGTAGACGTGCACAAAAGAAAGGAGAAACGCAAAATGGATTTTGAGCAAAGAAGCAGTAAAGAGGTTGAAATGACCATCATCGACGGAATGCCCGCCAGCATCCTGACCGGCACCGACCACACCCCTTCACCCTGGGAGGAATGAGTTATGAAAAATCTGTCACACTTTCGCACCCATGCCCGTGCCCTGCTGGCCTGCTATTTGGATATGACCCCGGAGCAGCAGCGCCTTGCTCGCGCTTACATTCAAGATAAGGCCCTGCCGGAGGTGCAAGCCCTGCGCAACGCAGCCGGTACGCCCGGCGGGGCGCTGGCTGCTGATCTGTTGCAAAATTTGCAGCAGCCTTGCAACCACGAATAGCAACGTGCATATTTTGCACATTGCTCGTGCATTTCGCGCGTATCTTGCAAATTCTCATTTTTCTGTGGATTTTTCCACCGAAAACAATGCTCGAATGGGGATTGACGTCAACAACCAGCGGTTTTATAATATGGTTGTGAACATGTTTTACACGTTAGTTTTTGCGGTAAATGACCTCAAGTCCGTGATCTGGATGATACGACCATGTAACGGTCACTTTGTCAAAAGCTTCCTTTTGCCTTCCGTCAATGGCACGAGTGCTCACAATTTCTTCGTAAAGCCAATCGGGAAGCCCTAGCGATTCATTAGCTTCTCTAACATGCATAAGCCCAATCGCTTTATTAGTTGTATTGTCCTTCAGGTCGTATGGATTTGTATCAATTGACAGGTATGAGCCATCGTCCGCAAGCGTTATGGTGATGTCGGCATATACATCATGCAACGTCCGAAAAACGCTATCGCTTGTTGTGCCACAATCGGTAACATCCCACATACACTTGCCTATTGAGGTCTCTATTTTTTGATTTTTTTCATTAAATGTGATTTTTTGGCTGATAAGAATAATCGGAGCTCCATCACCGGCTGTCTGCTGATATTTTCCTTTAAAAGTGAAAGTTTGATTTGCAAATGCGGTTCTCGCGTGCTCATACTGTACACTTTTTACAGCGGCATAAAAACGTTTCCCACTTTCATCTATGACGGAAAAGCATTTGTAATCGGTTTCAGGAAAAGGATAAACGGAATAATCCTCCGCGGTATAAGTGTAAAAATAGTCGAAATCGGTTCGTCCGGAAAACTCGACTGTTTGACCCACTTTGTACTGGTTCCCATCTGCAAAAGCCGTCATGGCAAAAGGAATGGACAAAGCCGCAGTCAAACCCAATGCAAGAAACGTTCTTCTTTTCATAATAACCACCTCATATACAAAAATAGGCAGCCAACCAGCTGCCTAAAAAGCTAAATTATCAAGGAAAATGCCAAAGGGGGAAAATAAAGTGCAAGAAAATAGCACAAAGTTTGCAAAATGTGATACAATGGAAGAAAAGTGCCGCCTCAAAGCTTTATTTTCTTCTCTGTCGGCACAGGAAAAACAAGAGGTGCTTTCCTATGCGGAAAGCCTGCTCAACAGCAGAAAGGAGTAAATCTGTGGATAAGTACGAAATTGAACTGGGCCGGTACAAAACCAGAATTTTTGCTCTTCTGGCAACGGAAGCGTCCGGCCTGCCCGGAATCAAAAGCGAAGAGTGCGCAAATTGCGACCACCGGTGCTCTCTTGAAATCGGGTGTTACTGCTTCAACTACGGATGCGGAAAGGGCAAGACCGCGGAAGAGCTGCACGAAGCATTTGACCGCGTTTGTGATGCCCTTAAAATTTCTGGCCGAAGATGGACACCAGCAAGTCCAATGCGGCCTGAAGTATTTGATTCTCCCGATCTGCTCGAAGTTCTTGAAGATAGGCTTCTCCAGCTAGCGGAAGAGAATAAATGTACTCGCTGGGAAGAAAACCACCCACCCCGTCAGGAACGTACTCTTTGCGGCGCTCATCAATCAGGCCGCGGCCCTTCAAGTTCTGAATGTATCGATTCTGGCCGTTGAAACTGAAATCCTCGCCGGAAATGAGACAGACTTCGTGCTTGTTCATTTTCCCGTTGTGCTTCTCCATATATAATAGGAGCGCCAGGCTCGTTTTGTCCAAAAACTCAGCCATTGGGGTTTCCCTTCCTCTTTGCAACCTTAAATTCCATATACTCCAGCAGATCTGCACGGTCTGCATCGGTCATCTGACTTAGCAGCGCATCAAACCTTGCATCCAGCTCGCTCCCGCCGGGAGCGAGCTTTTCTTTTTGCTCTTCGCCGGTGAGCTCTTCGACCGTGACGCCTAGCGCATTGGCTACTGGCGCTAGCATTTCATCTGGGAAGTCACGCCCACTTACTAGCATTTGCGAAATATAGCCACGGCTTTTTCCGACCTCTCTGCATACAAAAGAAACGTTGATTCCTTTTTCGGTAGCGATTTTTTTAGCCCTCTCCACATTTCGCATAAAAAAGACCTCGCTATTTTGTGAAAATAGCCAAATGTTCACTATATTGCAGATTGGCTATTGCAAAATAGTCACTTGGCTAGTATAATACTAAGCACAGGGCAAACAAAACCAAAAGCCCCTGACAATATTATATCGGGCAGACGCTAGATTTTATTCACTTTGTACCTTGCAACTACATAGTAGCATATTTTCTAGTGATTTTCAAGCCCGGAAAGGAGAATTGCTAGTGAATGTATCAAAAATTGACCAGTTTTGCAAGTTGCACGGACTGAGCCGCACCGATCTGGAGGCGGCGGCAGGCCTGAGCAACGGCGCAATCGGAAAGTGGGAGCGCTCGATTTACGGGCCAAGCCTTTCGCAGCTGCTCAAGCTCGCAAAGTATTTCAAGGTCACACTGAACGAGCTTGTGGTCTACGATGAGGCAGACGGAAAGAACGGCCACCAGCCCCATCGGGACGGGGTGTTGTGATGGGAGGAAAGGATATGGACGATCTGAAATCACTGATTCCAGTTAGCTACGATAACCCGGAGCGCCCCACGGTGAGCGGCCGGGAGCTGCACGAGTTTCTTGGCATCAAATCCAGATATAATGACTGGTTTAACAACATGACTGCCTACGGATTTGCCGAAAATGTCGATTATGTGTCGCTTACTAAAAATTTAGTAAACGGTGGACGCAGCACCGACCACCAACTTACCATCCCAATGGCCAAAGAGCTGTGCATGATCCAGCGAAACGAACGTGGCAAGCAGGCCCGGCAGTATTTCTTGGCCGTGGAGGCGCAGTGGAACAGCCCGGAAGCGGTCATGCGCCGTGCGGTGCTGATCGCCCAGAAGCAGAACGACCAGCTCAAGGCCGCCAACCGCCAGCTTCTGGCAGAGAACAACGACCTGAAGCCGGATGCAGAGTATGCCCGGGCGGTGTGCGTGGGCAAGAACTGCCGCACCACTACCAGCCTTGCCAAGGATTACGGTCTGAGCGCCGAGAAGCTTAACAGCATCCTCCACGGCCTGAAGATCCAGTACAAGACCAGCGACGGCCAGTGGGTGCTATACGCCAAGTATTGCGGCAAGGGTTACACCAAAAACCGCAAATCCACGCCGTTCCAGCACAAGAGCACTGGCGAGTGGGACACCAAGAACACCACCGTATGGACGGAAGCGGGGCAGCGGTTTATCTATGAGCAGCTCAAGGCCGTGGGAATGCTGCCCAGCGTGGAGCGCAGGCAGAGCGTGGAGCAGATGGAGCTTGCCGCCCAGCAGCACAACCAGGACGGGGTGGCGTAATCAATATATTTTGGAGGTTACTATTATGAAAAAAATTATTGTTGGTGTAGCGTCCGTATTGGCAAGCGCTTTGCTGATGGCCGGATGCAATAAGCAGGTTATTGACCTGACCTATGAATACAGTTGGGCACAGCTGAAAATGCCCGACGGAACGATTGTCGAGGGCAATGTCGAAAACTGGTGCGACTATGAAGGCGACCAGCTTCAGGTTGTGATTGACGGTGTGACCTATCTGGTTCATTCGTCCAACATTGTTATGTGTCATTGATGCAAGGATGATCTTTATGAAATTTACGATGCGAGATAAAATTTGTAAGCTTATCGGCAAGTACAACGAGTTGGAGCAGCAGGCTATGGTTAATGTCGCTGGATGTGCATTTCGCACTATGCTCGGCAAGACGCCTACCAAAGAAGAGGAAAACGCTTCGGAGAAGGCCAGCATTTACCACTGGATGCAGGAGGATTTGAAGCAGCTACTGGAAGAGGACGAAGCCTCGGCAGACCCCCGCAAGACCGCCTCGGCTGGCAAGTGGTGCGCGGAATCAGCGGCACAGGCAGCTGAGAGAGCCGCAAAGGAGGCGCGGAACAATGGGTGAAGCACTGGCAATCATCATCGCGTTTGCCGCCCTTCTGGGCATCTCGTGGGGAGTTACCTGCGCCGCCGTGTGGGCCATCTGCGCATTGATGCACTGGACGTTCACCTGGGCCACCGGAACGGCGGCGTGGATCGCGCTTTGGCTCATTGGCAGCTTTGGCAGCTCTAAGAAGTGAGGCGCTGACCATGCCTGCACAGAAGAAGCACTACAACAAGCGCTGGCTTGAACAGCGCTGGGATGCAAGGTAGCCGGAACGATTGGAGCACATCCAGCTGAAACGGCAGCTGAGAAAAAAGGAGGGGTGCGGCAGTGAAGCCGAGCATGGGAATTGCAGAGTGCTGCCAGATCATGCGTGACAATAACATTTCGGTGAGCGAGCCGATCTTTACTGGTATGATTCAGGCCGGCAGCTTCCCGGCATGGGCGGTGCCGTCTATTGACACCAAGAGCGCCGCCCCGCTGATCTCACGCGCCGGATTTATGGCGTGGATGAAGGATTTCTACAAACTTGAGAAGATCTACACAAAGGAGGACCCGAAAGAATGAAACTAAAATCCACTACTTACTACTGGCTGGCTGTCATTTTTGGCGGCGTTGGAATGGGTGCAGCTATGGGCGCAGAGGGTACCGCGCAGACCACCGGATACATCTCCGGCACGCTGTTTGCGGTGTCGCTGGTGCTGATTTTGGCCGCTGTTCTGCTGGCTCGTCTGGGCTTTGCCGCAGAGGATAGAGAGAGCCGCAAAGCGGCGCAAGTACGGCAAGATCAACCGCACCCACGCCCGCAACCCGGAGTATCCGGAGAATCAGGAGCGTGAGGCATGATGACGGCCAAAGAGTACGTTGAGGGCAAAGTCAAATCTTACACGCGTCTTGCCAAACGCTGCTGGCGAAAAGCCGAAGCCTCAGACGACATTGTTGTCCGGGCCGAATACTCCGCGCGGGCAAACGTATGGGAGATGTGCGCCGAAGAAATGGACAACGTGCGGGAGATGCTGCAAGAGGAGTCCGGGGAGATCACGTATGCCTGACACTGTCCACCATGTCATGTGGTACACCGTGTATGACGACAAGGTCCGGAGACCTGATCGCCAGCGGTACGTCTGAGATGTGTGCCAGACGGCTGGGTTACAAAAGCGCAAACAGCTTTGCGTCTGCGAGCAGCCACGGCCGCAGCGGCAGGCATCCGGCTCGCAAGTACATTTTTGAGAAAGAGCGTATCCGACGTGATGAGGTAGACAGTCTGCCGCCGATACGCCGTAAAAAAAGAAGAGCCTGCCCGTGCTCCAACACGGACAAGCCCAAAGGGTGATGAGTCTCGCCGCCCATCACCACAAAAATAACATAAAACAGGAGGTTTTACAAGTGGCACTTTTGAGAATTTACGATGTGGAGCAAGAGCCGCCAGCGCTTGTTTCGCAACAGCAATTTCCGGTTGCTTCGGATGCAATTGTGATTGCCGATGAACTGGCAAAGAGAAAGCCTGAACGGCTGTACAGGGTGTTTGACGCTGATATGAACGTTGTGTATGCGAGGTGAATATTTATGCAGGATAAAAAATACATGACGAAGCGAGAACGTGTCAAAGACCTTTCTAATAAAGCCGAAGGCATTTATTACTACATCGGCCCACAGTACATGCTTTTTCGGCTTATTAACACCGGGAACGAGTTGGCAAGCGAAATCAATCACGCGGTGGCATATTTTACCAGCTTTGCCCAGAACGGTGTACTGTACGATGATGGCGCTGGCGGCAGCCGTTCGGTAATCGACTGCATTTACCGCAAGGTTGGGCATTTGATGTGTGATATTGACATTATCCACGCTGCGGGTGGCGCTGAGATTATGCCAGAACCATTTGAAAGCATTGATCGCTGTTATAGTATTGAGTACACAACGCTGCTGCGCGAAGCGGTTATTAAAGGATTGCCAGACGATTACAAAGGACCCCAGCAGAACCCGTACGAGATCAATTTGATTAAGCCTTCGATTGCTTATGGACGCGAACAGCGCGATGCATACGATGATAATTTTTTTGACAGTTTTACCCGCAAAGAAGAAGCTCGTGACCGAAAAGTTGTTTTTCATTGCACAAAATCCGATTTGGACGCAATTAAGCGCTACGCGCACATCATTGATGTAAAGTATACTGAGGAGGAAATTCACCATGCCTGAAAACGAAATCAAAAAAGCACCTGTTGAGCAACTTCAGATGAACGCCGTTTCTGCGCCAGAACCCCCTGCCGTCATCCCCGCTGCAACACCAGCTCAGCGTCCGCAGAGCTATGCAGAAAAAGTGCAGGGCCTGACCGCAGATGAACGTATTTGGCAGCTGGCAAAATCTAAGGCAGTTGCAATGGCCAATTTGCCGGATGGGATGCTTCCTCAAACCTACGCTGGGAACATTGGCGCTTGCGCCATTGCCTGTGACATGGCCCAGCGCATGGGCGTGTCGTACTTGTTCGTGATGCAAAATCTTTACGTTGTGCATGGTCAGCCTACATGGAGCGGCAAAAGCTGCAAGGCTCTGATTGACAACAGCGGTGAGTTTGCAGGCCGCACTCGTTACCGCATGGAAGGACAGGAAGGTACCGATTCGTGGGGCTGCCGCTTGATTGGCGTGGATAAGCTTACCGGCGAGAATGTTGAAGGCCCTAAAGTCACCGTCAAAATGGCAAAGGATGCCGGATGGTGGAACAAGAACGGCAGTTACTGGCCCCGCATGACTGAGATGATGCTCAAGTACCGCGCCGCCGCCTATTTTGCCCGCGCCGAGTGCCCGGAAGTGCTGATGGGTGCAAACATCGACTATGAATCCGGCGCAGGCGATAGCGCCGAGGAAGAGGTGTAACATGCTTAACGTAGTCGCAATCATGGGCCGGTTGACGGCCGACCCGGAGCTGAAGACCACCCAGCAGGGCACCAGCGTGTGCAGCTTTCGCATTGCCTGTGACCGCAACTTTGCCCGGCAGGGCGAGCAGCGGCAGGCGGACTTTATCGATATCGTGGCATGGCGTGCACAGGCCGAGTTTGTGTGCAAGTATTTCCAGAAGGGCAGCCTGATTGCCATTGAAGGCAGTCTGCAGACCCGGCAGTATCAGGACAAGAACGGCAACAACCGCACCGCCGTGGAGGTCGTGACCAGCAATGTGAGCTTTGCGGGCTCCAAGGCGGCAGACAAGCCCGCCACGGCATCCTACGAGCAGCAGACGGCAAATCATGTGTGGGAAGCAAACGCCGCGCACAGCGCCACGCATGCGGCTCCCGCGTATGAACAGGGAAACATGGACGGCTTTGCCACGATCTCGGATGATGGAGATTTCCCCTTCTGATTTCACAAGCTGTGCTATCTGGCTATACGGGCGTGCAAAGGAGGTGAAAGCATACGGCTACCGGAAAAAGATACTACTGGTTGAAACTCAAAGACAGCTTTATGCGGTCTGATGCGGTGGATTTTCTCATGGGGCAGAAGAACGGCGCAAACTATGTGGTGTTGTACCAGATGCTCTGCCTTATGACTATCAACACCAACGGCAGGCTTTCGCGGCAGATCGGTGAAGTGATCATTCCCTATGACGTGGACAAGATTCAGCGCGATACTAAGTGGTTTTCTACCGATACGGTGCGTGTTGCACTGGGACTTTACGCGAAACTTGGGCTGATTTATCAGGAAAAAGACGGCACACTGGTGCTTGCAAACCACTCTGAAATGGTCGGAAGCGAGACCGATTATGCAGCACAAAAAAAGTTGCAAAGAACGAACCAGCGTCAAATTGAAGCGGAACACTGTGGACAATGTCCACAGGATGTCCACGCAGATGTCCCCAAAAATGTCCATACAGATATTAGAGATAAGATATTAGATATAGATAAGTCGTCGTCATCTAAAGATGACTCCTCCTATATAGGGACGAGGACGACGAAATATCTGGTGGATTTTTTTCGGGATAACGTTGGCAAGCTGAGCAAGACTGGAGAAAAAGAACTGACCGGATACATAGAGCGCATGGATGCAGATCTTGTGTATGCGGTTATAGACAAGTGCGCAGATCTGGGCGGCAGCAGCTGGGCGTATGTCCGCAAGGCACTGGAAGAAGCGGAAAGACTGGGCTGCAAGACCGCTGCGGAGTATAACCAGCTCTGCCCAATCGGCGGAAGCCGGGCAAAAGGCAACCACGTAGACAGGGCACAGCCGTCCGGGAATGGTATTTTAAGCCCGGAGCTCATGGCACGCAGCCGGGAACGCCTGCGAAAACAAAGAAAGGAAGATTGAAAAATGAGTGAATTTATCGACCGCGAAAAAGCCATCGCAAACATCAAAGCGGCATATTGATGTGGCTGCGAACATTACAACGGCGTAAAATGCCGCGCATGTCAGATTATGGACGCGATGGATGTGCTGGAAGACGAACCGGCAGTCGTCCCGGACGTACAGCGCTGGCGCGACCCTGACAAGAATCCCCCGAAAGTCGAAGAAGATGTGCTGATTCTGTTTGAAACCGCCTGCGGTGGATATGGGATTACGACGGCTAACTACGAAGATGGAACGGTCTTGTCCCAAAAGAGCGCTTTCTACTGGGAAGATATTTTCGAGTGGGGAACCTACGATGAAGAAAGCGATGATTACTTTATTCCTAAAGGCTGGTGGGAATATCGTTATTTCAACCAGGATGACATTTACGATAACCGTGTAGATGCTCATGTGGTTGGGTGGATGCCGCTGCCGCCGAAGGTGCTGAAAAATGATGATGACACCGTGTAAAGACTGCCCCGACCGGCACCCGATCTGTCACGACAGCTGCCCGAAGTACGCCGAGTACAAGCGTCAGCTGAAAGCGCAGCGCATCTACACCAACGGGAACCACGCGGCGGAGCGGATCAGCCGCAACGATTTCGACAAAGAAGGATGGATGGGAGGAAGAAAACGGTGAAAGTACTTATCGCCTGCGAGGAATCGCAGGAAGTGTGCAAGGCGTTCCGGGCAAAAGCCAGAAGCAAAACAGCGCCGGGCATTGCAAAAGCAATGGCAGAACAATGGGGGTAAAAATGAAAACTGTACAGGAAATCATGAGCGATAAACGATTGATTGATGCAAATGTAGCAATTGAAAATGCGGACAAGTGTTATGAAGAATGGAATCTTGCGATGGCTGCGGCAGAAGGAAATCGACAGATTAACATGGTTTATAAAAAGCAGGAGCTTTTCAAAGCCGTGAAAAAAGTGGTAGAAAACTGTGACACCATCGACCCGAAAGAGCTGCTTTCCACGCTCTGGAGGAATTCCAAGGCTGACCCGCCAAAAGAAGATGATTCTGGCCAGTATGGCAAGGTAATCGTGTGGTACAAGGGAGCGGAGGCTACATTACCAATGCTTTGGTGGATGGTGGAAGAAAGCGCGGATAAATACCCATGGTGGATGCCGATGCCAGAGCCGCCAAAGGAGGAATAATCGAAGATGCACCTGCTCATTTACGGCGAACCACGCACAAAGAAAAACTCTGCCCGCATTCTCCGCACACGCGCTGGTGCCCCATTCGTGGCCCCCAGCAAGGCTTATGTGGATTATGAGACAGACTGCCTGCGGCAAATCAAAAGGCCGCGCAGCCCCATCTCTGCCCGCGTGAACGTGAGGTGCGTGTACTACATGAAGACCGCCCGCCGGGTCGATCTGGCAAACCTCATCGAGGCGACCACGGACATCCTGGTAAAAGCCCGGGTGCTGGAGGACGACAACAGCAAGGTCGTCGCCGCCCACGATGGCAGCCGGGTGGAGCTTGACCGGAAACAGCCACGGGTGGAAATTGAGATTGAAGAAATGGAGGAGTAAAATGCTTGATATGCTATTTGAAGCTGCAAGCACGCTGTTCATGGCAACACTTGCAGGGCTTTTCATCTGGTTTGTTCTTAGCGATGGCAACCCAATTGAATATTTCAAGCGGTGGCTCAACCACAACAAACCTTGCCTTTGCGACCGGTGCGTATTCTTAAAGCAAAAATTTGGGGCGTCAGAATCCGGATATCACTATATCTGCCAGAGCGGTGAAAAAGACGAAGGATACATAAATCCGCCCGAATATTGCTACAATTTTGAAGAAAGGAGTAACAATGACCAGCACATGGATACCTGACACTGACACCCAGAAGCAGGACGGAACCGATTACCGCGCCGTTAAGGCGTGGCTGAACCGCTACCGCGAAGCAGAGAAGAGATACTACCTGCTGTCTGACCGTCTGGCCGAAGCACAGGAAGCCACCCGGCACATCACCCAGAGCCTTAGCGCGGCCCCCGGCGGCAGCAAAGATGGTCAGAGCCTTGCCCGGGCGGTGGAACGTGAGGAGGAAGCGGAGCGCCGCGCTTATGAGCAAAGAGCGGTCTGCGACAAGCTGTTCCTCGAGATCAGAAACGCGCTCGCCCATATCCAGAACGAGAAAGCATACACGGTGCTGTACAAGTACTATCTCGATTGTCTCACGTGGGACAGGGTCGCAAAAGATATGAATTACTCTCTGCGCATGGTCTATGTCTTGCGGCGCAAAGCAATGGAGGAGCTGAGCCTTTAAAAACATTGCACTGTCATTACATTGCGGTTTCACTATCGCATGGTGTAAAATTGTATCATCGGAAAAGCCAAAAGGCAAACCGATGCACGCAGCCTCCGAAACGTGTCCCTTCTTGGCATTTTCCTCCTTTTCTGCTTGCAGGCACTAGGCTTTGCTCTCTCTTCACGTTTCGCGGGCTGCTTCTATGCGATACACTGAAACAAAGGCAGCCTGCCGCTCATGAGAGACAGGAGGCGGTTCGATTCCGCCGTATCGCACCGTATGGCGCATGGACTAGACAACCCGCAAGGCCGCACGTGCAACCTCCCGTGCCAAGAAAAGGCCTTAGAATCCTTGCCAAGGTGTAGCTTTCCTGACAGGATGTGCGCCAACCAACAGCCCCGGCGGCGAACCGGAGCTGTTTTTATATGGCCGCCTGAGCGCAGTTTGGAGCGCGGCGCGTGTGTGTAGACACGGCTGGTTCGATTCCAAGGGCGGCTTTTATACTCCCGTAGCTCAAGTGGTAGAGCAGCGGTCTCCAAAACCGCATGTTGCAGGTTCGATCCCTGCCGGGAGTGCTTGCGTGCCCTATGAGGGGGCCGCGCAATAGCGGGCATCCGGCCGCGAAAGTTCCGGATGCAGCAGCGCCCACCGTTTGACGCATGTCCAACGAACTGAATGCACGGGCGCTGCTTATATGCCGTCATAGCTCAACTGGCAGAGCGCCGCCCATTTAAGGCGGGACAACGTTGGTGACACCACGGGAACATCACTGCACAGCCAACCACTGCGCACATCCATTCCGTGGGTGCTGGTTCAAATCCAGCTGGCGGCTAGCGTGATTTTAGAGTGTCCACAGTGGACACTTTTGGAGAGGAGGCATACAAATGTTTGAGCGCTTGAAAGAACTGATTTGCGACATGGCAAAGTTTTTGACGCGTCTCGGCGCTGGCCTTATCCTCTCGGTCTTACCGATCAGCAACAAAGAAAGCCACTTTGTGCGCTATGCGCGGCGTTTCGGTTTCCGTGCAGACCACACAAAACGCGAGCCTCGGGCAGAGATCGGAGGCCGTGGCTGTATCCAAGGAGCACGGCCTGCTATCCGTGCGGATTAACCGCTGCTGATACAATACGATTAAAAGCCGGCTTTTTGCATGATGAGCTCCATGCAGCAAAGCTGGCTTTTTCATGCCGCTTTCGCACAACTGGCAGTGCTCCCGGCTCATAACCGGGCAGTTGCAGGTTCGAGCCCTGCAAGCGGCATATTCGATATTCTGACCGTTCGGATTTTCGGGCGGTTTTTATTTTGCATGAGTTTAGAGAGGTGGTGGCGGTGAGCGCAAAGCGGCTGACAGACAGGCAGAAAAAGAAGATCATCGCGGATTATATCCAGCTGCAAAATTACACCCGCACCGCAAAGCTGAACGACGTTGCAGAAAGCACTGTGCGCAAGATCGTGAAGGAAAACCCGGAATGTGCGGATTTGTGCGACAGAAAAAAAGAGCAGAACACACAGGACATGCTTTCCTACTTAGGCAGCAAGCGCGGGGAAGCACAGGATCTTCTCGGGCTGTACCTGAAAGCGATGGCTGACCCAGACAAAATCGCGGAAGCAACACTGCCGCAGCTGTCAACGGCGTTCGGCACCATCGTGGACAAGTTTGCTATGCTGGGAGACCAGAGCGGCATAGAAGCCCCGGACGATGGCCTGCTTGAGGCTCTGAGTGCCGCTGCAGACATCAGCCCGCCGGATGACGTGGAAATGCTGCCGGAGGAAGAGGAAGACCATGCGGAAAAGTAACGGTTTTCGCTGGAAAGCCCTCAGCCAGCGGCAAAAGCAGGTCTTGAGCTGGTGGACACCGCAAAGCGCATACAGCAGCTACAACGGCATCATTGCCGATGGTGCTATCCGCTCGGGCAAGACCTTTGCCATGAGCTTTTCTTTCGTCCAGTGGGCTATGACCTGCTACAGCGGCCAGCAGCTTGCCATGTGCGGAAAGACCATCGCCGGCTTCCGGCGCAACGTGCTGGGCACGCTCAAGCAGCAGCTTACAGCCCGTGGTTACAACGTCAAGGAGCACCGGGCCGAAAACTGCATGACCGTCAGCAAGGGTGGCAGAACCAACGAGTTTTATTTTTTCGGCGGCAAGGACGAGAGCAGCCAGGACCTAATCCAGGGCATCACCCTTGCCGGGGCATTCTTCGACGAGGTGGCTCTGATGCCGCAGAGCTTCGTCAATCAGGCCACAGCCCGTTGCTCTGTCACCGGGTCAAAGTTCTGGTTCAACTGCAACCCGGGCAGCCCACAGCATTGGTTTTATCTCGAGTGGGTGCGGAAATGCCGTTCCCGCAAGATGATGTATCTCCATTTCACGATGGACGACAACCTGTCACTTTCCGAGGACATCAAGGCCAGATACCGCAGCCAGTACAGCGGCGTTTTCTATCAGCGTTACATTCTGGGCCTGTGGACCGTGGCGGAGGGCCTTGTATATGACATGTTCGACCGCAAGAAGCACGTTGTTGATGTGCTGCCGGAGCTGTCTCCAAAGAGCGCCTATGTGGCGTGCGACTTTGGCACCCAGAACGCAACGGTTTTTCTGCTGCTCCAGAAGCAGGCAGACGCAGACTGCTGGATCGTCACCCGGGAGTATTACTACAGCGGGCGAGAGCAGAAGCGGCAAAAGACCGTGGGCGAGTACGTCACAGACCTCAAGGCGTGGCTGAATGGTCTCAAGCCGGAGAGGATCATCGTTGACCCCTCTGCCCTGCCCCTGATTACCGAGCTGCGCAAGAACGGCTTTACCCAGACCCCCGCAAACAACGACGTTCTGAGTGGCATTCTGGACGTACAGACCATGCTGCAGACCGGGCGACTGAAGATCTACAAAGACTGCAAGCACACGCTGGAAGAGTTCGGCGTGTACGCTTGGGATCCAGACAAAGACGACACCGTGCTGAAGGTCAACGACCACTGCATGGACGCTATCCGCTATTTCGTGCGCACAAAGCGCCTTGTGAAACTGAGGGATTGATTTTGAGCACTGTATACACATTCCAGACCTTCCAGCAGGCGCAAGCCGCCGGGGAACAGCCTGATTTCATCCGGCGCTTCGTGCAGCAGCACTGCGCTTCCGAGCCTTACAAGATGGCGCTGAACGCCGATCTCTACGATGCCCAGAAAAACCCGGGAGCTGAGCGCTTCGCGCAGGCTTACGCTTTGATGCTGAAACGCCTATCCAAAAACACCAAGCAGGACACCCCACACCCCGATATGGTCAAGAGCAATCTTTTCCGGCGGCTCAACAAGCAACGGGCGACCTACTCCCTCGGAAACGGCGTGGTCTTTGCGGACGATGGCGTGGACAAGGACAGGCTGGGGCAGAGCTTTGATGAGCAGATCCAGAAAGCCGGGTATTTCGCCCTGATCCACGGTGAGAGCTTCGGATTCTGGAACAACGACCATCTGGTTGTTTTCAAGCTGACCGAGTTCGCGCCCCTGTACGATGAAAAGACAGGCCTTTTGCAGGCGGGCGTGCGCTTCTGGCGGCTGAACCCGGACACGGATATGCACTACATCCTGTACGAGCTGGACGGCTTTACCGAGTACACGGAAAGCAAAATCGGCAATGTGATGCAGGAGACCGTGCCAAAGCAGGCATACAAGAGCGTGACCGTCACCACACCCGGCGGCGGGCTGGAAAGCGTGGAGGGCGAAAACTACAGCGCTCTGCCCATTGTGCCGCTGTGGGGCTCCGACCTGCACCAGAGCACCCTTGTGGGTCTGAAAGCCTACATTGACAACACCGATCTGGTGATGTCCGGCTTCTGCAATGACTTGCAGGACTTTTCGCAGATCTACTGGCTGTGCGAGAACTTCAACGGCATGACGGACGACGAGCTGCAGGAGTTCCTTGTCAAGCTGAATTTGTACCACATTGCGGGCGCAGACACCAGCGGGGGCGGCAAGATCACCCCCTACACCACCGAGATCCCTGTGACGGCCCGGCAGGCTCTGTTGGAGCTGCTCCACACCCGGGTGTATGAAGACTTCGGCGGTCTGGACGTGCATTGCGTCAGTGCGGACAGCACCAACGACCATCTGGATGCAGCCTATGAACCGCTGAACCAGAACGCGGACGACTTCGAGGCGCAGGTCAAGCCGTTCATCCGGCAGATCTGCGCACTGGCTGGCTTTGACAACGCTATGCCGGCATTCAACCGCAGCAAGATCACCAACACCGCCGAGCAGGTCGGCATGGTCATTTCCGAGGCAACCATCATCGGTCAGGACATGGCCATTGACCTGCTGCCCAACCTGACCCCGGAGCAAAAGGAGCAGGCCAAGGCCGCGCTGATGGCCGAGAGCGCAACGAGAGAGACCACGGACGAGGAGGAGGACGAAGACGATGGCGAATCTTAAAATTCCGATGGAAGGGAAAATAGAAATCGAGCTGTCAGAAGAAGCAGAAAATGTTATGCAACGGTTCATTTCCGCTGTTGAGCTGCTGCAGGGAACGACTATTGAAGTCACAAGGCCAAACGTGCGGATGATCGGCATTGATGCGTTTGGACGACCGCAGTTTGAAAAAGAGGAGGAAGACGCCGATGAAAAAAACCAGCAAAATTTATGATCCTCTGGGAAGATTGATCGATGTGATGCTTTTCGTCGCTGATTTTGCCATTGTGGCTGGGTGCTTTCTGGCCGTTGCACAGGCGATTGGCTTATGACTGACCGTGACCGCATCTCTACCCGCCAGCTGAACCGCCTGCGCCGCCGCATTTTGCGGGTGTATGGCACTGCCCGCCGGGAGATGCAAAAGCAGCTCACCGAGTTTTTAGCCAAGTACAAAGCACTGGATGAGCGCAAGCGGGCGCAGCTGGCCGCAGGCGAGATTACTGAGGACGACTACCGCATTTGGCTGCAAAATCAGGTCTTTCAATCTGATTTGATGCGGGCCAAGCTGGACGGCATCACCCAGACCTGCACCACGGCCCAGCAGACGGCCTACAAGCTGGCCCGGGACGAGCAATACAACATCTTTTCCTTTGGCGCAAACTGGGCCTTCTACGAGCTGGAACAGGCCGCAGGCGTGACGTTCGGGCTAACCCTGTACAACACCGAAGCGGTCAAGCTGCTGCTGAAGGAGAACCCCCGCATGGTGCCCAACAAGCGCATCAAGAGCGAAAGCAACCGCACCTATGACGCCCGGGTATTCAACCGCTATGTCATGCAGGGCATCGTGCAGGGCAAAAGCGTCCACGACATTGCCGTGCAGGCCGTAAACGGCATGGCTGATACAGAGATCCACTGGGCCATGAACAACGCCATCACAGCCCTTACCAGCGCCCAGAACGCCGGGGCATTGCAGCAGATGCGCAACGCGCAGGCTCTGGGCATCGAGGTCAAAAAGCGCTGGAACTCCACCCACGACTACCGCACCCGTGAGATGCACCGCCTGCTGGATCAGCAAACGGCAGAGCTTGACGAGCCTTTCAAGGTCATGGGTTACGAGATTCAGCGGCCCGGCGACCCCAACGCAGCGCCGGAGATGGTTTACCACTGCCGCTGTGTGCTGTCCTCTGCGCTGGTCAAGTACCCCCGGCAGAACGCCATGCAGCGGGACAATGTGACCAAAGAGACCACCCCCGTCATGGATTACACCGAGTGGTACAAGGCCAAAGGTGGCACAGAAGCAGAACAAATGTGGTGGGCGGAAGAAAGAAAACGGAGAAAGGAGAGCGCAAAGCATGAAAAATAAGAAGTTTGGGATTGTCGTAATCAACGATGACTTTTTCTTGAACTTTTGCCGTGATTTTAAGCCCCCGTGTGGTTACATTAAGCCAAAACACGCGCGGCATTCCTACGGAAATGGCGCAAAGTCGCATGGAGCACACAAACGCCTTATTAGGACAATGGAAGGATTCAGAAAAAGAAAGAAGGGATGAACTGTGATCTTGCCGATGGAAAACACCGAGAAAATGATTTTTCCGGGCGTTGGAAAGTATGGCATCCCTGAAATCAGGCCGGAAACGGACATCCGCATTGACAAGCTGGAATGGATCCCGGTCAATTATGCGCTGACGGCCAAAGACAAGGCCACAAAAGGCGTGCATTTTTACAAGGACGATTACCAGTTTGAACGGTTCTGGAACAACCCGGACAAATACATTTCCCTTTTGCAGCAGTTCGGCGCGGTATGTTCGCCGGATTTTTCGCTTTACAGCGATATGCCGCTTGCGGTGCAGCTTTTCATGCACTACAAAAAGCACTGGCTGGCGGCATACTGGCAGGCGCACGGCATCCACGTCATTCCAACGCTTTGCTGGTGCGGAGAGCAAAGCTATGACTGGTGCTTTGACGGCGAGCCCAGAAACGCCATCGTGAGCATTTCGAGCCACGGCACACAGTCTGACCCATACGAAGCAGAATGCTTTTCCAAGCACTGCCGCAAGGCGCTGGAAGTGCTGCAACCGAGCGGCATCTTGTGGTATGGCAAATGCCCTGATGAATTTGACTGGAACGTTACCAAAATCAAACCATTTCAGTATGAAAGGAGACATTACCGTGAGTAAACGAGGTTCGGGCAGTTCCGCGAGAGCGGGGGGCGGCTATTCAAAAAATGACTATAACGAAGCGAAAGGGGCTGGATTTTCATCTATCGAAAGTAAGCAGATCGCGCAGGCCGTAAATCTTGTAAGAGAAACAGAAACATACAAAACCTATGCGGAGCAAGCAGAACGTGTTCTAAACAACCCAAACTTTGCTGGTGCAAAGAATTACACGTTTGAAGGGTTAAAAAAGTCTTGGGTTACTACAGATGCGATAGAAAATGAAATCAGTCGTGCGGTCACGTTCCACGGCATTGACACTTACCCAAAACCGGAGTTCACATCAAAACAAACAACTTTTGCAAGGAATATTATTCTTAAAGAACTTGGGATAGATAATCCGAAGCGGAGCCCTGAAAATGTAGAACGAGAAAGAGCGAAAAAGTATTTTCGGGAGCATTACGACCCAAATCGAGAACAACGAGAAATTACAAGTTCTACATACAAGCGCGCACAAAAGCGACTGCAAAAGAAAGTAGATAGCTGGTTTAAACGATGAAATTTGATTACGACATCAAATTCACCGACAACACCCCGCAGCTCCATGAAGCGCTGGATTCATGGGTGAAGCGGGTGCTGACCCTCTGGGGCATGAAGGTGCAGGACTATGCCCAGCTGCTTGTGCGCCCCGGCACGGCAGACAGCACGGGCATCGAGGGCTATGTGGGCGGCGCGCTCAAGCAAAGCCTGACCTACGCCGTAGACCTTGCCAAAAAGACCGTGACCATCGGCAGCAATTTGTTTTACAGCGTCTATGTGGAGCTTGGCACGGGCATCTTTGCCGAGAAAGGCAACGGGCGCAAAACGCCGTGGGTCTGGAAGGACTTCAACGGCAAGTGGCACTTTACCCGGGGCATGGCCCCTCGTCCGTTTCTGCGCCCGGCGGTGGAAAATCACATTGACGAGCTGCGAGAGATCGCAGTGGAAGAAGGAAACAAAGAGGTATAAAAAGTGAGCCCAAACCCACAAGAACAAAAAATCGTCATGGCAATGATAGGAACGATTATGTTTTTCCTTTGGAATTTTGCCGTTTGGAATGCTCTTGCCATCGCCACTGCAAAGAAACCACCGTGGTATGCCGTTATCGGTATTGACGTTTTGGTGGCTATGGTCTATCTGTCATTCTATTGCATTATCTGCTGAAAGCTCAATATCTAGCGGCTGACGCTGTGCGCCAACCGCTTTTTTATGCCGTTTTAGCTCAGGTTGGCAGAGCGCCGGATTTGTAATCCGGGGGCCGTGGGTTCAAGCCCCGCAGGCGGCACCACACCGGCAGCACGTCCGGCAAATAACTTATTGCCAAGCATGGCAGCCCGAGCAAGGGCAGAAAGGACTATTACATGGCACTCAAAAGAGCTGACATCCGCACGATTCTGGAGAACCCCGAAACCTCCAACGATGACAAGGTCGAAGCCATTCTGGACGCCCTGCACAAGGAGACGGACGGACTCAGAAACCAGCTGGATGAAGAAAAAGCAGCCCGCACACAGGCCGAAAAGGACCGGGACGCAGCCAACGGCGGCAAGCAGGCCGCTGAAAAGGCGCTGACCGACTACAAAGCCCAGCAGACGGCAGCAGCCAGCAAGGCGGCCAAGACCGCTGCATTTAAGCAGCTGCTCAAGCAGGCGGGCGTGCTGGAAAAGTACATCGACGACATTGCCGACGACTCCAAGAAGGGCGACGAATTTGCCGCCGGTCTGGAACTGGACGCCGACGGCAAGGTAAAAGACGCCGAAAAGCAGCTTTCCAGCATCAAAACCACTTGGGGCGGCAAGATCGCCACCACCAAAACCACCGGTGCAAAGGTGGACAACCCGCCCACAAGCTACGCCGGTACTTCTCCCGAGGATTTCAAAAAGATGAGCCTTGATGACCGCATCAAGCTCAAGAACAGCAACCCCGAGCTGTACCAGCAGCTCCGGGCAAAGTAAGAAAGTGAGGCTATTATATGGCACAGACTGGCACTTTTGGCGGCTTCGACTTCGACGTTGAGGTGTTCGGCGACTACATGGCCGAGCAGAACACCATCGACACCAGCATCGAGGCTTCCGGCATCATCAAGGACGACCCCTCTATCATGGGTCTGATCGGCGAAAAGGGCAACGTTGCAACCATCCCGTTCTATACCGAGCTGGACGCCACGGCAGATAAGCCCCTGAACAACGACGGCAAGACCGACAACACCCCCACTGAGGTCACTGGCAACAAGCAGACCACCATGCTCATCCAGCGCATGAAAGCATGGAAGGCTCAGGACTTCACCAAAGAGCTGACTGGCGCAAACCCGATGCAGCACATCGCAAATCAGGTCACACACTACTATCAGCAGGTCTGGCAGAATGTGCTTATGACCACCACGGACGCTGTGCTGTCTACCACCGATCTCAAGAAGCACATCTACGACATCACCAAGGTGGACGATGGCAAAGTTACTCCGGAGTCTCTGATCTATGCACAGGAGGCTGCTTTCGGCGACCACGCAATGAGCGGGGGTCTGCTCATCATGCATTCCACCGTCTTTGCAAAGTATCAGGCGGCAAATCTCGTCGAGTTTGAAAAGTACACCACTCCGGGCGCTTTGTCTCAGGCTTCTCCGCTGGCACGCATCGGCGGGATGGTCGTGATCGTAAACAACGCCTTCACCTCTGCGTCCATCACCGACGCTTCCATCAACGGCGGCAAGGCCACGACTGCATATAAGACTTATGTTCTGGGCGAAGGCTCTTTTGTGGGCTGCCGTAAGACCAACTACGAGAAGCCCTACTACACCGACTACGACCCCGAGAGCAAGGCCGGTATTCAGAAGCTGTACACCAAAGAGGGCCGAGTCATTCACCCCAACGGCATGAGCTTCAAGGTGGACAACGTTGCCGAAGCGTCCCCCAACGACACCGAGCTGAGTGCAAAGGCCAACTGGGAACGCCGCATGAAGCTGGAGAACATCCGCATCGGCCAGATGCTTTCTCTGGGCTAAAAATTCGGAGGTGACGTTGCATGACCGTCCCTGAACTGTGCGTCTACACGCACAATTTTTTTGACCGGGCAGACGACCCCGTTGCCGAAGAGTTCGCCTTTGAGCCGGACACCGTGCCCGCCGGGGTAGTGCCGGGGCAGTATTTCCTCGTGTGCGGATCCATCTTCAATGACGGCATTCACAAGGCCGGGGACGGCGATCTGACCGCCGAGACCTTCACCGGGACGGTGCAGCCCATGCGCGTGCCGCCTGACTTTGTGGCGCTGGCTGAAAAAATCGACGCATACGACAAGGCGCTCCCGGCCGGTGGCGTGTATGTGTCCCAGTCCTTTGCCGGGTGGTCCGGCACGATGGCTACAGGCACGGACGGGCTGCCTGCAGACGGCAAGACCCGCTATAAATCCGAGATCAATCAGTGGAGGAAGATGTGACATGGTCAATCCGTTCACTGCATCCACCGTGATGCAGAGCTTCACCCAAAAATACCGTTTTCAGACCCGCAGCTATGAGCCCGATGGTGTGGGCGGCTTTGTGTCCGGCTGGAAGGACGGGCCCGAGTTTGAAGCCGTGGAGCGTCACGACACCACCGTGGAAGCTCAGGTGGCAGAGCAGGCTGACACGGCGTCTACTTATACCCTTCTGGTCAACACGGGAGTGCCGCTGGCTTTCCCGGACTACATCAAACGGGTATCGGACGGCCAGACCTTCCAGATTACCAGCACGGCAGATGAGGGTAAAGCCCCGCCGGAATCCGGCATGGGGCTTCGGGCCGTCAAGTGCAAAAAGGCGGTGCTGCCTTGATGGGACCGTCTGAGAGCATCAACCGGGCGCTGAACACGTTTTTCAACGGCTTTGGCATCCCGGGTTATCTGGAAGATAACATCCCTCCTGCCGCTTCACTGCCCTATCTGACCTACAAGCCCACCATCCCCGGCGGGTGGAACGAAACGACATCCTTCCACGCCCGGCTGTGGTACCCCAGCAAGGGCGGCAGAACCCCAATTCTGCAAACCGAGGATACAATCAGCGCGGCCATCCCAAGAGGTGGCTTAAAAATCGAGTGCGAGGGCGGCGCTATTCTTTTGGACAAAGACGATAAAGATTGGGCGCAGCCACTCAACAACACGCCTGAAGGGTATCTGTGCGAATACCTTATTTTTGAACTTACACGACTTATACCGTGAGTAAAGGAGCAATATGGCTGAAACTTTAGCAAAGAAGTTTAACGTCAACGTTTTGACAGCGGAGGCTTTCAAGAGCATCCCCAAGGGCTCGGGCAACATTTTGTCCGATTTCTCGCTTGAGACCCCGAAAATCGATGAAACAAACGTCATTCACGCCACACAGGGCGGCGTAACTATCACCTATCAGAACTCCACCGAGGATACCCTTTCCGAAATCGACAACGCCCCCACCAATACAAAGCAGGGCGTGGAAGTCACCGGAACCACCGCAACCATCTCTTACACGACTCCCAACGCAGACCCTAAGAGTATCCAGCTTGCTATTGGTACTGCGGACATCGACCCGGAAGACCCCACCCACGTGGTTGCACGCCTGAAAACCGCTTTGACGGATTTCAAGCCCATTTGGTGGGTCGGCCCCATGATCGGCGGCGGTTTTATCGCGGTCAAGCTCTATAATGCCATGTCCACCGGAGGCCTGAGCCTGAAATCTGAGCATCGCGGCGGCGGCTCGATGCAGATCACGCTGACCGCTTTTGCAGACCTCGAGAACCCCGAACAGGCCCCGATGGAGTTCTACTCTATCACAAAGGCCGCGTCCTGATGTAAGGAGGAAAGACATGAAGGAAATCATTGATCTGGAAGGCAAGGAGTACCTTGCAAAAACTTATAAGCTGGCAAAGGCATACAAGCAGTGCCTTGTTGACACGGGCGCGGTGGCGGCGGCAAATCAGCTTGCGCCGCTGACTGGCAACGAAACCCCGGAGGAGAAGGCCAAGAAGATTGCAGAACAGGGTGCGAAAAATGCGGAAGAAATGATGCGCATGATCTACAAAGAGCACGCAGACATGACCGAAAAGGTCCTGCCGCTCTTTGTGGTGCTGGATAAGGGCGAAGAGCTTCCGCCTACCAGAAAGCTGGCCGCAGCAATGTCCCGCGCGCTGTCTGATGACGATTTCATGGCTTTTTTGAAATCCTTGATGTGATCGGCGTGGAAGGATATAAACGGATGGTTTCAACCATTCGTCTGGATTTGCTGGAACTTTTCGGCAAGTCCTATATCCTCGACCACATCAAAAAAGAAATCAGAAACCACGATGAAGTTCAATTCTACCGCGATTGCATAGCAGATGCCGTTGGCGGTCTTGCGGGAGCTAACGCTCTTTATTCCTACGTTGCTTCGTATACATTCCCGCTTTATGTAAAGCAGATCGACAAGCGGTCTGCGGCGGAGATCACGGAAGAAAACAGCAAGGCTCTTGAAGAGCTGTGCGGAGGGGGTGATGGAACCTGAAACTTTTTGAATTGAGCGCCACCCTCGGGCTGGACGACAGCGCCTACCGGCAGGGCATCCAGAATGTGCAATCTGATACAAAAAAGACCGTTTCTTCGCTGTCAGGAGAGTACAGCAAGGCCGCAAAGGCCGTAGTGGAGCTGACCAGACGTTACAACGAATCGGTGGGCAAAACCGGCAAAGCGTCCTCTGAGACCAAAAACCTCAAGACCATGTTGGCGCAGGCAGAAGCACAGCTCAGGGCGACCACGACCGCGCTGAAAGCTGCAAACAACGGAATGGAAGGCTTTGCAAACTCCACGGATAAGGCATCCGGTAAGTCTCTGGCCAACGCCATTACACAGGGCACGGTCATGGCGGGCGTTTTCTCGAAGCTCGGCTCCGCTGCACTCAGTGCTGCAGAGGGGTTCATCTCTTCTGGCATCGAGTACAACGCCCAGATCGAAAAATACACCACCGGCTTTACCAATATGCTGGGCAGCGCGGAAGCGGCGCAGCAGGTCATGAGCCAGATCCAGGAAGACGCGGCAAAAACCCCCTTTGACGTGGCGAGCTTGACGCAGGCCAACCAGTACCTGATCTCTGCAGGCGAGAACGCTTCCTATGCCCGCAACACCATCATGGCGCTGGGCGACGCGGTCTCTGCGACCGGCGGCGGCAACGACGAGCTGAACCGCATGGCGCAGAACCTGCAGCAGATCGCTAACACCGGCAAGGCTACAGCGGTCGATATCAAGCAGTTTGCCTATGCAGGCATCGACGTGTATGGCATTCTGGCCGACTACACAGGCAAGTCCACCGCCGAAGTGCAGAAGATGACCATCAGCTATGATCTGCTGACGCAGGCTTTGCAGGCCGCTTCCGAAGAGGGTGGGCGTTACTACAACAGCATGGACACCCAGAGCCAGACCATGAATGGCCGGGTTTCCACCCTGAAGGACAACGTGAGCCAGCTGGCCGGATTGCTGACCGGCGATTTATCTAGCGGCATCGGCGTTGTAATCGGCAAGCTGAACGACATGGTCGTCGCAGCACAGGAAGCTTATAAGCTTGACGGTTGGAAAGGTTTGATTGGAGAGATCACCGGCCTTACCACCGTCATTGACAAGGCCAAATCTTCTGCTGTTGGCCTGAAAGCCGTCTTTGACGCGCTGAAAAGCGGAGAAATAGGCATTTTCCACGGCGACTGGGATGCTGTCTACAAAAAAGCTTTTAACAACGACTACCAAAACAAAAAGGCCGGCAAAAAAGATACAGACTACTGGAAAGAATACGGCGAGCGTCTGAAAAAGCAGTACGGAATAAAAGAAACCAACAGCAGCTCCATCACCACAAGCCCTTCCGGCTCCACCGGGAAAAAATCCGGTTCCGGCTCCAAGTCCACCACCGAAACGGTCATTTCGTCCATCTCCAGCACGGCTACGACCACCGCGCAGAATGCGCTGGGCGCTGTGACCACCAGCATCCAGACCCTTACCGAAAAGGTCAAGGACAGCGCGGGCAAGATCAAAGACCGCATCACCGAGACCACCACCACGACCGGCAAGGAATTGGTCAACGGCGTGGCCACCACCTACAAGCAGGTGGAAACAAAGGTCAACGGCACGGTCACAAAGGTCACAAAGACCTATGATGACATGTCAAAAACGCTGCTGGGCACCTTTACCAACGTCTCCGAGACCACCTTTAACGGCATCACCACAAAGGTGCAGCAGGCGGTGGAAAAGTACGCGGACAACAGCGAGCATATCAAGAAAACCGTCACTGAGACCGGCCAGCGCATCGGCGAGAACGGCGCGGAGACCTACGAGAAGATCATCACCTACATCGACGGTATTCAAGATAAGGGGACGGAAACCTCTACTCTTATCGACAAGAGCGTGAAAGGAACCCAGAGCCGTATTGACCAGCAGCTGAGCGAGGCTTCCGGCCAGCTGGATAAGGGCATTTTCGGGCTGGTAAAAAGCGCCTTTAGTGATGCCAAAAACGGTGACTGGGCAAGTCTTGGGCTGGATTTTGTCAATCTGATCTGGGGCGAAGTGTCGCAGGGGCAGCGTGACGTGATCTCTAAGTGGCTTGCGGACGCGGCGGCCGCGGTCAATGAGGGTTACTTCAGCGGTGGCATCGGAAAGGCATTTGATATCTTCCAGAAGCTTTTTTCTGACGGCGGGGTAAAATCCGATATCGACGGTGTGACCAATTCGGTCAAGGCTTTTGGCGAGATCATCGACGGTCTTGCAAAGTCCGGCGGCGTGGGCGGCGCTCTGGGCAGCATCGTGCAGAGCTTTTCCGGCATGGCTGGTGGCATCACGTCTGCGCTTGGAACTATTGTGTCTTTCGTTGCAGCAAATCCCATTCTTGCTTTGATCCTGGGCGTGGGCGCTGTCGCTGGCGGCATTGGCCTTGCCATGTGGATGGACAAGAAGAATAATCAGAAGCCTGTCAGCCACTACCAGAGCCCCTTTGACAAAACCGGCACGTATGACAGCCTGGGCACCTTCTCCACCCGTGCGGCCCTGCAGTACCGCGTCACCGGCCAGCAGTCCATTGTTGACCGGCAGACCAGCA